CGTGCAGATCCACCGGCGGTTCAAAGTACCGACCGTTGCGCCAGCATTCGAGGTAATCGAGAATGCCTCGCGAATCGAGTACCGGGGTTGGGTCGCCGAAGGTAAACGCCTCGACGCCGGCGGCCGGAGCCTTGGTCGCGCCTTGGTCGGTGTCAGTCATCAGAAAATCTCCATGGAGCCGCGCGAAGCAACGCCGCCTTCCAGCGGTTCGTTCTGCAGCGCGTGCATGAGTGCCCACGCCAGATCGGCGTGGCCTGTGGTGCGCGAGCGGCCAGCTGTATAGGTGACCTGGCGCCCGCTCGGGGTGATGGTTTTCTGGATCGCCAGCAGCGACTGAGTGAGGTCCGTCCAGCCGGCGTCATACTCCAAGCGCTCGTTCTTGATGACGTCGAACGCCTTCAGTACCAGCCGGGTCTTCACCTCGGGCGAGTAGTTGAAGATGGTCACACCGGGGAAGAACTGCCGCACCAGCTGGGCCACACCAGTGCCCATGCCGGTCGCGTCGATGCCGATATAGGTCACCCAATAGCGCTTGGTTACCTGCTGGATAAACGCGGCCTGTGCCGCAAAGTCCATGCCCTTGAACTGATGGCGCTCCAGCACGCGGAACTTGCCTCCCGGCACCAGCGGTGGCGCGACGATGACGATGCCCGCGCTATCGCCCGTCTCGGCCGGGTCATACCCGATCCACACGGCGCGGTCGCCATAAGGCCGAATGGCCAGTGGTTTGAAGTCGTCGCACCACTCCACCCAGCTATCGACCTGGCACGGCTGCAGCATCGTGAGCGGGAAAATGCTGGCGCTATCGTCAACGAACTCGCACATCAGCAGGTTGGCGAATTCCTCCGCGCTGTAGTCGCGGCGCAGTTCTTCGATATCGAACAGGTCGCAACCTCGGCCAGCCGCATCGAGCACGGTAACGATCTGGCGCCAGATGGCATCCTCGCACCGGCGCCCGCCCATCAAGCGCGCGTGGCTCAGGTCGAGCTGGATCTGCTGGGATACCGGCCGGCCCTTGTTGAAGCGGTCACCCGTCCAGAAGTCGAATGCCTCGTGCGCCATGGTGGACGGCGTGCTGAAGTAGGTCTTCCGCCATTTCTTGTGCATCGCCATGCCGCTGGCGACTTTGTTCAGCTGGTTGAAGCCGTGAGTCCAGAAGAACTCGTCGAAGTAGAAGTTGCCGTGGTAGCCCTGCGCCGTGCGGGCGTTGGTGCCCAGGAAGAACAACTCGGCGCCGTTGGCCAGCGTGATCGGATCGCCGGTCAGATCGCGATCCAGCACCTCGCGCACAAACCCGCGCATGTACCCAAGGAAGATATGCGCCTGGCTCTTCGATGCGCTCAGGAAGATCTGGTTGCGGCCGGTGGTCAGCGCATCTATCAGCGCCTCGCGCGCAAAGTAGTACGTGGCGCCAATCTGGCGGGATTTTAGGATCACGCGCGTGCGTTCATTGCCGGATCGGTACCAATCGCGCTGGTAGTCGAAACAGCCATCCACGAACGCCGTCTGCAGGCGCTCGACCTCTTCTTCGCTGAACTCGTTCTTGCGGGCCTTCTTCTTCGGCTTGGCGTTGCGGTTGGCCACTGCCGGGTTCAGATCGGCCTCGTTGCCACCGCCCTGGTATCGCTGGATGCGCGCCTGCCGTTCCAGCTGGCGGTGGAGAAGATCAATCTCTTTGAAGTCGCCGCCCGTCTTCCCCTCTTTGTGGATGAGGATGGCCAGCCGCGCTTCGAGTGCGCCTCCGATGCGCTCCACACTATCGGCACGGTCCCATTCGTCGCGTGCCTTCCAACTGTGGACGGTCTTCTCTTTCTCACCGATCAGGCTCGCGATATCGCACACGCGCCAGCCCATCCAATAGAGGAATTTGGCTTGGCGTCGTGGATCGACGTGGAGTTGTTCGGCTACGCTGGTCATGTGAACAGGTTGCCCGGCACCACGCGCGCGCGACACGAAAAACCCACGTAGAACAGCGGCTTACAGACTACGTGCGTTGCCGCAATGACGCCCTCACTCGACCATGGGTCATCGCATCGAGAACCGATGCGCACTGACACCAGCAGAGGGCGAAATGGCCGACAAGACCGACAAAAAGAAGTTGCGTTCCAAGTTCTTCCGCGTCGCCGTCGAGGGCGCAACCACCGATGGGCGCGTGATCGAACGCCAGCACATCACGGATATGGCGGCGTCCTACGATCCGCAGCTGTACGGCGCACGCATCTGGGTGGAGCACCTGCGCAGCCTGATGCCCGACGGTCCTTTCAAGGCATTCGGCGACGTGTTGGCCGTCAAGGCCGAAGAGGTCGAAGTCGGCGGCGTCAAGAAGCTGGCCCTGTTCGCTCAGATCGAGCCGACCGACGCCCTGGTGGCCATGGTCAACAACGACAAGCAGAAGCTCTACACCAGCATCGAAATTGCCCCGAAGTTCGCCGACACCGGCAAGGCGTACCTGCAGGGCCTGGCCGTGACCGACACCCCGGCAAGCCTGGGCACGGAGATGCTGGCTTTCGCCGCACAAAATCCGGACAAGAACCCGCTCGCGTCCCGGAAGCAGGCACCGGACAACCTGTTCACGGCGCTGGAGGAGACGGAGATCGCGTTCGATGAAGTCGAACAGCCGGCGCCGCGCCCGAGCAAGATGGCCATCCTGCTGTCGGGCCTTGGGCTGCTGCCCAAGCCGGCACCGGAACCGAAGGAAGACCCTGCCCCTGACGCCGCCAATTTTGCGGAACAGCTGCTGGCGACCTTCAACGCGCAGGACGAGCGCATCGAGAAGCTGGCCGAAGAGAACCGCAATCTGGCCGCCAAGGTCCAGAACCTCACCGCCCAGGTGGCTGGCGTGCGCAAGACGCTCGATGAAACCCCGCAGACGTTCAGCCAGCGCCCGCCGGTTTCCGGCAACGGCGGCAACGTCGGCGACGCCACCGACTGCTGATCCCACCGGCCCCCTACTCACGGAGCAACACGATGCGTACCGAAACCCGTACTCAGTTCAACCAGTTCACCCGCCGCGTGGCGGAGCTGAACAACGTCGACGCTGCCACCCTCTCCTTCTCGGTCGAGCCGACCGTGCAGCAGACCATGGAGCAGCGGATTCAGGAGAGCAGTGCTTTCCTGTCTTCCATCAACATGCCCGGCGTGATCGACCTCAAGGGCGAGAAGATCGGCGTGGGCGTCAATGGCACCATCGCTGGCCGCACCGATACCAGTGGCGACGCCGAGCGCGTCCCGGCGGACGTGACTGCCCTCGACAGCCACGGCTTCGAGTGTGTGCAGACCAACTACGACACCGCCATTCCGTACGCCCGTCTCGATGCCTGGGCACGTCAAAAGAACTTCCAGACCGTGCTGCGCGACGCGATCATCAAGCGGCAAGCGCTCGACCGGATCATGATCGGCCTCAACGGAACGAGTATTGCCAAGACGACCAACCGCGCCGCCAATCCGCTGCTGCAGGACGTGAACAAGGGGTGGCTGCAGAAGTACCGTGAACATGCCGCCAAGCGTGTGATGGCCAAGGGCAAGACCGATGGCGTGGTCAAGGTCGGCGGTGCCGACAGGGACTATGCGAACCTCGACGCCCTCGTGATGGACGTGGTTTCCAACCTGATCGATCCGTGGCACCAGCAGGATCCGGGCCTTGTCGTCGTGCTGGGCCGCAACCTGGTCCATGACAAGTACTTCCCGATCATCGACAAGGACAGCGCGCCGACCGAACAGCTGGCCGCGGATCTGGTGCTGGGCACCAAGCGCATCGGCGGTCTGCAGCCGGTCATCGTGCCGTTCATGCCGGCCGATGCCCTGATCGTCACCTCGCTGGATAACCTGTCGCTCTACTGGCAGATCGGCGGCCGCCGTCGCTACATCGAAGAACAGCCCGCGAAGAACCGCGTGGCGAACTTCGAGTCGTCCAACGACGATTACGTGGTCGAGGACTACGGCCGTGGTGCTGTGGTCGAGAACATCAAGGTCGGGGACTGAGGCCATGGCCGACAGTCCTGCTAAGCGGCACCTGCAGCGCGTCGAGGCCGAGGAAGCGGCCAAGCGCGCGGCCGGCAGCAGCCTCATGGCGGGAACTCCCGTCTACGAGCAGACCCTGATGCAGCTCGCCACCGATCGCGCTCGGCTGAAACAGATCCAGTCCAGCCAAGCCAAGGGCCAGCTGAAGGCCGCGCTCTTGCCGACCTACGACGCGTACATCGAAGGCGTTCTCGCTGCCGATGCCGGTGGCCAGGATGACGTGGTGTCCACGCTGATGCTGTGGAACATCGACGCCGGCCTGTACGACAGCGCTCTGGACGTCGCCGCGTATGTGCTTGCTCATGGTTTGGCGATGCCCGACCAGTTCGAGCGCACCGCCGGCTGCGTTGTGGCCGAGGAAATCGGTGTGGCGGCACTCAACGCCTTAAAGACCGGCGAAGCATTCGACCTGAAGGTGCTCGACAGGGCTGTCGCGGTGACCGACGGCCAGGACATGCCCGATCAGGTCCGCGCCCGGCTGCTGCTGGCCCGCGCTCGCGGCGTGCTGGCTACGGACACCGAAGAAGCACCGCTGGATGCGGAGGCAGTCGGCAAGGCCGTTGCTGATCTGCGACAGGCCATCCAGCTGCATGACAGCTGTGGCGGTAAGGAAGACCTCAAGCGCGCCGAGCGCCTGATGAAGAAGTTCGAGGCCAGCCAGTCCAACGACTGACCTCACAACGAGCGTACCCCGCAACCCCGCCGGCTCGGGGCCGATCACCAAGACCTCTCTCCCTTGGTGTGACGCCCCGACCACCGGCGACCTACGAGGCCACCATGAGCGGATTTGTTGCCAACGCATCCCCGACCCCCAAGCAGCCCAATGTCACCGCCGGTGCGTTCTGGCCGGAGATCGACGTGGGTGTGCTGCGTGAGGCGATTCGCGTCCCCGGCGACATTCAGGCACCGCGTATGCGCAGCACCGTGGTGTCGGCCGTCATGGACGTGACGCGGGAATTGGCCACGTGGCAGGCAGAAAGGGAACGCGCCGGCCACGCTGCTTTGAACGACATACCGGCACAGGTGATCGACGGCAAATCCCGGCTGGTGCATCTGTACCTCCGCGCCGTCGGCTGCGCCACGGCCGTCGAACTGCACGAACGCTACCGCTCCTATGACGCCACCGCACAAGGCAACCAGCGTGCGGAGGAACTGACCCCAACCATTGATGAGATCCGCCGGGATCTGCGCAACGCCATTTGCGACCTGCAAGGCTTGCCGCGCGTCACCGTGGAACTGATCTGATGCGCGTCGTCTCGATGCAAGGCGACACGCTCGATGCGCTTTGCCACCGGCACCTGGGCACCACTGCCGGCATGGTCGAGAAGGCGCACGCACTGAACTACGGCATCAGCCTGTATGGGCCGGTCCTGCCCATCGGCACTGTCGTGGAGCTACCCGACGTACCCGCACCGTCCACCGGCGCCGCAATGCGCCCCCTTGTTCAGCTATGGGATTGAAGATGACCGAACCAACCTCTACCGGCAGCATGGCAGCACTGGCAACGGGGGTCGGCCTCACGTCGATCCTGCCCGGTATCCAGACTGATGCGTTCCTCGGCGCGTTTGCCGGCGCCACCCTGTTCGTTGTGTCGGCTAAGAACCTGCCGATCTGGAAGCGCCTGATCTACCTGGCAATCAGCGTCGTCGCCGGCTACCTGGGCGGCACCGAGGTCATGCAGCGCTTCGGCGTGGTGTCCACCGGCCTGGCCGCATTCATCTGCGCGGCGGTCATCGTCACGCTGACTCTGAGCATGATCGAGCGCAGCCGCACGGCTGATGTGACGCGCCTGCCCCGTGGAGGCTCCGATGGCTGAGTTCATGACAACCGCCACCCTGCTGTTCAGCCTGGCGATCTGCGTCCGGCTGCTCACCTACCGGCCCTCACGGGACGCCAGCCATCGCCCGGGCATTGCCTGGTGCGCGTGGCTGCTGATCGCCGCCACGGGCGGCCAGGCGCTGCAGATCGTGCTGCAGGGCTCACGCGCCAACGTCACCGTCTGGCAGCTGGCGCTGCTGCTGGTGCTGGTGGTGGCCACCTATCGCTCGCGCGGCAACGTCGCGCATCTGTTCGGGAGCAACTGACGTGCTGACCGCCCAACAACTCGCGCAGATCATGCAGTGCCCGTTCGCCCGCGCCCAACGCTGGGTCGCGCCGCTGAATGCCGCGATGAAGCGATTCGGGATCACCACGCCCGTCCGCGCCGCCTACTTCCTCGCGCAGCTGGGCCACGAGAGCCTGAACCTGTCGCGGGTCGAGGAATCGCTCAGCTACAGCCGCGAGCGCCTGCTCGAAGTGTTCGGCAAGTACGTGACAGCCACCGAGGCCGCCTCGTTCGTTCACCAGCCGGCCAAGCTGGGCAATCGCGTCTATGCCAACCGGAACGGCAACGGCAACGAGGCCAGTGGCGACGGCTTCGGGTATCGCGGCCGTGGCCCGATGATGCACACCGGCCGGGGCAACTACCGCCACATCGGCCAGCTGATCGGACAGCCGCTGGAGGATATGCCCAGCCTGTTGATCGAGCCGGAGATCGGGGCAATGGCCGCAGCGGCGTTCTGGCACGACAACCGCCTCAACGCCTTTGCCGATCAGCGCGACGTGTTGGCTGTCAGTCGCGTGGTCAACCTGGGCAACGCCCGCAGCCGCGCCACGCCAAATGGCATGGCCGACCGCACCGCCCGCACCACCCGCGCCCTGGCCGCGCTGGGCGCACGCTGATGCTCTACCGCGCCCTCGCCCTGGCCGCCCTGGTAGCGGCAACCGCCGGCCTCTTCAGCTGCCAGCAGGCGCGCGTGAGCCATGCCACGGCGGCGCTGGACAGCGCCACCCGCGACCTGGCCAGTGCCAACGCGGAGAAGAAGGATCTGGCCAGCAAGCTGGAACTGGCACAAAGCACCCCCCGTGTCGTGACTGAGTACGTGGACCGCGTGCAGGTAGTCCATGAGCGCGGCGCCACCATCACCAAAGAGGTTCCCGTCTATGTCACCCCGAACGCTGATGCCGCTTGCTCTGTGCCTGTTGGCTTCGTGCAGCTCCACGACGCCGCTGCGGCAGGCATCCCCCCCGCCGGATCTGCCGGCGATCCTGATGCGCCCGCTACCGGCGTTACGCTCTCTGCCGTCGCCGAAACCACCGCCGGCAACTACAGCCAGTACCACGCAGCCGCCGAGCAGGTGACTGCGCTGCAGCAGCTAGCCATCCAGCTGCACAGCGCGCTGGCCGAGTGCGCCCGCCGATGAAAAAGCCCCAACTGCTGCGCCAGCACCTGGTCGCGGCAATGCCAGCGCTCGCCTCCGACCCCGAACGCCTGCTGGTGTTCGTGGACGACGGCGGGCTGGTGGCCAGCTTCACAGCCGGCCTCTCCTTCCAGTATCGCTACATCCTCGAACTGGTCCTGCGCGACTTCAGCGGCGCCCCGGAGGCCGTGATGGTGCCGCTGCTGCAGTGGCTCACGCGACACCAGCCGGATCTGCTGGCGAACCCAGAGAACCGGGAGAAGCTGACGTTTGAGGTGGACGTGCTCAGCGACACCCTGGTCGATCTGGCCATCAGGCTGCCGTTGACCGAGCGCGTGCGTGTTGCGCAGGACGATGCCGGCGCGTTCCAGCTGCAGTACCTGCCCGAGCCACCGCCCGAATGGGAACACCGACACAGCCTCGCCGGCGGCACGCTGCTGCTCGACGGTGAGGTACTGGCCACCCTGCCGGCGATCACCGAATGACCGAGGATCTACAGCGCCTTGAGACGTGGGTGGCGCCACTGCTGCAGCGCCTCAAGCCCGCCGAACGCAGCCGCCTGGCACGCAAGGTCGGCACGGCCGTTCGCCGCTCGCAGCAGAAGCGCGTCGCACGGCAGCAGAATCCCGATGGCTCCCGCTTCGCTGCACGGCGCAATGCCGCACCTCGCCGCGCCAAGGCCGGCCGCATCAAACGCGGAGTCATGTTCGGAAAGATCCGACAGGCAAAACACCTGCGTGTGCGTGCGAGCGCCAGCGAGGCATCGGTAGGGTTCACCGGGCGCGTCTCACGCATCGCCCGAATCCATCAAGAAGGCCGCACCGATACAGTGAGCAAGGATGGCCCCCGCGTCACCTACGCGCGGCGCGTGCTGCTTGGCTTCACCGATTCGGACGAACAGCTGATGCGTGAGCTGATCCTCGATCACCTGCACAGCATCTAGCGTAAGCGGCCGCACTACACGTCGCATTCCACAGCCTCGCGCGCGCGCGATGGGAATCTGGACCGGACCCATCAGCCGGTGCATCCGTGTCCTCATTTACCGCCATCGAAGTAGACAAACTCCCGGCGCCTGACATCTTCAAGCAGCGCACGTTCGAGGAAATCTACGCTGCGCGCCTGGCCGAGTTCCGCCGTCTCTGCCCTGAGTACACCGCCCTGGTCGAATCGGATCCGGTCATCAAGCTGCTGCAGGCCGGCGCGTACAGAGAGATGGTCAAGGATGAGGAATTCAATCAGCGCGCTCGCGGCCTGCTGCTGCCCTATTCCAAAGGCGCAGATCTGGACAACCTCGCTGTGCCCTTCGGCGTGCAGCGCAAGCTGCTGACGCCGGCAGATCCGAAGACCAACACCCCGGCCATCTACGAGAACGACACCGCGTTTCGCCGCCGCATCCAGCTGGCACCGGAAAGCCTGTCGGTAGCCGGCCCCGAGGGCGCCTACATCTTCCACACGCTCTCGGCGCATCCGGACGTGCTGGATGCGAGCGTGGCCAGCCCTTCGCCGGGCAAGGTGGTGGTCACGGTCCTGTCGAGGCAGGGCAACGGCACGCCGTCGGCGGATCTGCTCAAGACCGTCGAGGCGGCGCTGCTCAACGACAACGTGCGCCCCTTGACCGACTACGTGACTGTTGCCCCAGCCACCGTGAAGCCGTTCGAGATCCGGGCGCGGCTGGTCACGTTCAACGGTCCAGACAGCGCCCTGGTGCTGGCCGAGGCGCGCCGCCGGGTCACCCAGTTCCTGCAGCAGACCCAGCGCCTGGGGCGCGATGTGCCGCTGTCGGCGCTTTACTCGGCCTTGCATGTCGATGGCGTCCATCGCGTGCAGTTGCAGGCGCCCACGGCGGATCTGCCGGTGGACCCGCAGTCGGCGCCGTTCTGCACCAGCGTGCTGATCGAGCACGGAGGCACCGATGCCTGACACCCGTTCCCTGCTCCCGCCGAACTCGACGCCGCTGGAGCGCGCGGTAGAGCGTGCCGACGTCCAGCTGCCGGCCGCTCCCATGATTCACGACACGCTCTGGAATCCTTGGAACTGCCCGGCCGAGTTCCTGCCGTTTCTCGCGTGGAGCGTGTCCGTGGACACGTGGGACAGCAACTGGCCCGAGCGCATCAAGCGCGCCCGCATCGCCAGTTCCTTCCAGATCCAGCGGCACAAGGGCACCGCCCAGAGCATCGCCGACCTGGTGGCCAGCTTCGGGGGCCAGGTCCAGATCCGCGAGTGGTGGCAGTCCACGCCACAGGGTCAGCCGCACACCTTCGAACTGTTTCTAACCATCAGCGGCGACGGCGGCCAGGACTCATCGGCCGAGTTCGTCCACCAGATCGTGGACGCCGTGAACCGCACCAAGCCCGTGCGCTCGCACTTCACATTCACCCAAGGCATTCAGGCCGACAGCCAAGTCGGAACCGTCGCAGGTGCCCAAGCGGCGGTCTACCGCCGCCTGACGATGACCGGAGATTGACCCCCCATGCGCATGAAGATCACCAACGCCGGCCGCGCCAAGCTGGTCAACGGCACCAACACCGGCACCAACACGGTGCTGATTTCTCAGATCGGACTGACCTCTACCGGCTTCACCCCCACTGCGGCCATGACGCAGCTGCCCGGAGAGTTCAAGCGGATGACCAGCTTCGGTGGCGAGTCCGTTGCGGCTGACACGATCCACGTCACGCTGCAGGACAGCGGTACCGACAAGTACCCGCTACGTGGCTTCGGCCTGTACCTGGCCGACGGCACATTGTTTGCCGTGTACGGCCAAGCTGACGCGATCATGGAGAAGGCGAGCATCTCCACGCTGCTGCTCTCGGCGGACGTGGTGTTCGCCGATATCGACACGGCGCAGATCAAGTTCGGCAGCACGCAGTTCCTGAACCCGCCGGCCACTGAATCGGTCGCCGGCGTAGTCGAGCTGGCAGATGGTCCCGAAACCATCGCGGGCGCGGACGGGGTGCGCGCCGTCACCGCTCGCGGGCTGAGAGCCGCCCTAGACGACCGTTTCGGCGCGAATGCACCGACACCGTTCGTCAAGACGATGCTGGCGCTGGCCACGGCCGCGGCTATCCGCACCAGCCTCGAAGTGAAGGGCGCCGCGCTAAAGGACATGGGCCACGGCAAGGGGCTGGACGCCGACACGCTCGACGGCATGCACGCCGCCGACTTCCCGCAGATCGGAAAGGTTCAGCCGATTGACGCGATTCCCGGCAACTCGAACCAAGTTCGATGGATCAAGCTGGGCACGCTGCCGTGGCGCGGCGCTGCCGCAAGCATTCTGCTGTTGGAAATGACCAATGGCGCAATCGGCAGCCCGCGCTACGCTTGGGAGCAGATCGCTGCGTCCACGCGCACGTTCGACGCAACCACAGTGCTCACGCAGGCGGTTGTTGATGGCATGGTGCAGCACACCCGACTCGGCGCCGACTCTTCGCTTGATCGCGCCAGCCGCCTTGGCTTGGTGCTGATGACCGATGCGGCGG